TGATCACTCCGAAGGCTTCCATCCTCACTGTAAACGCACCGAAAAATCCCGCGTAGAAATACGGGAATTTTAGAGTTTCTCCCGGTCCGAAAACCAGGAGGAACTTCCAGGGTGCCGGTTTTGAGGCTCTTATCAACCGCCTTTCCAAGTAATGGGAGACGTTTAGATAGAAACCCGAAACCTTCACAGTGGACCCTCTTCTCGATAGTTTCAGCATCTCGCTGAAAGTCGTGAAGATCTGAGTCACAGAGGAGTGTAACGTCGTACACCAAGCGGACAAGGAGGTCGACCATTAATTGGTCGTCCAGGCTCTTCCGGATACTCATAATGAGTTGTCCTCCGGGCCCCTCTCCATGATCAGACATCACGAGGTGAGTCTACGACTCACCACGCAGGACGGCATCGATATTGGCCTGCGTCGCCATGAAATTCTTGACGAACGCAGTCAAGTCGGGCACGTCCGCAGCCGCTGTAGTGTCCCGAGGAACGGTGTAGACGACCGACACCGAAGAGGTGACAGTTCGGCCCTCCGCGTCAAGGCGCTGCTTCGAAAAAACGAAGTTGTGCCTGTCGACGTCGACGCCAGACTGTTTCACAACCTGGTGACGAATCGTCATGTTCCTAGGAGCCTGCAGCGTGGATGCAGTGTCGATGCGTCGAGTCTCAGTGCCTGAACTAAAGTTTTTGGCAAAGGTCTTCGACGCAGCAGCTGCATCGTTTAGAGCAATATTGTCTGACAACATGGGAAGGAACCTCCGGTTAGAGTTGTTGGGGTCTGACGTACGGGTAATCAACCCGTGTCAGGTGAGGAGGGGCTGAAGTAATAACGCCCCTGCTAACGCCTGTTGCAGCCAAGATAACTGCGTTGTAGCAGTTACCGCTGGGAGACCAGGGATGCGAACGTATCGATCTAGTGTGCCATGAGCGGCTGGAAGGGCACCATTAAAACTTGGATAGTGCCACATCCAGTAGACGCCTGTTCCATGAGAGGAACACGCACACCAGGGGCTGATGATGCGGTACTCACCGTCGAACGATGCAGGGAGCCTATATTGGCCCAATGTGTCGCCGAAATGAGTCAGCCAATCAACAACAAAAGAATACGGAATCGCATTCCAG